GAATAGCTCACACCCGCCGAGCTACACATGGTGGAGTTACAGAAGCAAATTCACATCCACATAGTAGTAATAATAACAAGCAATCACTCGTACATAATGGTATCATAGAAAACTACCACAAACTCAAAAAAGAACTTCTAGAAGAATGATATACCTTCTCGTCTGAGACAGATACTGAAGTAATTGTCAATCTTTTGGAGAAATATGATACAGGTAATTTTTTGACGACTGTACAAAAAGTAATGACACTGATCCGTGGTGCATTTGCATTAGTCATCATGAATAATGACTTCCCAGATGAAATGATAGCTATCAGGCGAGGTAGTCCGTTGATGTTTGGATTCAACGATAAGGGTGATTATTTTTGTAGTTCTGATGCACAAGCTATGTCTGGTTATGTCACCAAAATGATTTCATTAGAAGAATGAGATCTTTTGCATATCAAACAAGGGCAATATGAAATTTTGTCAGAGGGTGTTCACATACAAAGAGATATTGAAGAATATGACCAAGAAGCTTTAGAAGCAAGTAAATGATCATTTAAGCATTTTATGCTCAAAGAAATATACGAACAATCAGCAATTTTGAAGAGAATTTGTAAGTGAAGAGTAATTTTTGATGATCTCTATCTTCATCAAGATGCGTTTCATGGTATGAATCAAGAAAACTACAAAAAAGTTGTTTTGGTAGCTTGTGGTACTTCATATAATTCTGCTTTATTATGAGCGTATTGGTTACAAACGATAGCATGAATACAAGCCGAAGCGAAGATTGCTAGTGAATTTGAACATATGCCGTTGTGGGTTGACGACAAGACCTTATATATCTTTGTTTCTCAGTCTTGAGAAACAGCTGATACATTGGAAGTACTTAAGCTCATCAAAGAGCAAGGTTGAAAAACATTTGGTATAGTAAATGTAGTGTGATCTAGTATAGCAAGACAAACAGAAAATGGTATGTTTACTAGAGCCGGTACAGAGATTTGAGTCGCTAGTACCAAGGCATTTACAGCAGGTATACTACGTGAAATCGAGCAAATACCTGACATGTTAGGAACTATCGTAGATCAGTCTGAGTATATTAGGTCTCTTGCGTTACAAATTTCTTGATACAAAGACTTTTTCTTCTTGGGTAGAGGAGTACAGACACCAATCGCATATGAAAGTAGTCTAAAGTTCAAAGAAATAACCTATCTACATAGTGAAGCATATCCAGCAGGTGAACTCAAACATGGACCATTGGCACTCATAGACGAAAACATTCCTGTGATCTTCAATATCCCTTATGACGAATTGTTTGAAAACAACTTGAGTAGTCTCCAAGAAGTGAAAACAAACCAAGAAATTTAGCTAAAAGTGTTACTGTTAAATAAGAAGAGAAAGAAACTTGTAAAACAATTTGAACCGATTAACTATAGTATAGTGACGGTAATTTATTTTACAAGTCTATTTGACATTCTATTCAACTAACACTTGACATATAGCAAACTATATATTGACAAGCACGGATTTTATCAATCTTTGTCATATTTCTGGATATACCTGAGTAGACTTAATACAGCGGTGTCTCATTACTTTCTGAATTATAAAAGCTTGCTCACCTGCTGTCGCTAATGTTGTTGCGAGTGTATGACGGAGTTGATGATAATGGAAACGAACCTTTAATCATAAATGCTTATTGTACTTTCTAACTATAGCACGAACACCGTCATACTCTAGTCTTTCTCAAGCCTTTTTGTTTTTATATGAGCATATAAGTGGTTGAGTTGAGTATTTACCCACACGAAGCTTAAGGAACTCTCTTATAGGTTCCTTCATGACATTATGAATCATTATTTGACCTATGTGTCATCACTTACCTTTCACATTAACAAAATCTAGTCACTTTATATCATTAATATCAAGCGATAGTGTTTCATTAATTCTTAATCAGCAGTAATATCAAAAACATAGTAAGATATAATTTCTTAACTGCAAGAATTTGAACCTTTCATATTTGAACGGTGCTTGAAGTACTAATTTTAGATCATCTGGTGATAGTGATTGAATTCTTTTTTGATCCTGTTTGGGTATATGTACTAATTTATAATGTAATGTAGGTATATCACATATTCTACATCGTTCTAAAAACTTACGAACGCAACGCAAATGATAAATTACGGTATTTTTATCTATTGTAGATTCTCATTTATGATAATATATAGATCATTTGTTTTTCCTGTTTTGTGTAACTTTCGAAAATCATGTAATTGTTCTTATTGTTATATCAGACAGATCTGTTATTCAAACAGACTCGCAATAAGTATTAAATCTTAATAAGTATTTTTCATAGATCTTTACGGTTCATTTAGTGAGCATCTTAACATGTTCTACATATTCAACATATTCTTCTATTATAACTTTCATATTGACAACATAACTATATAAAGGTTATGTTGCTTGACTTGGTATCTGTTGTATACATAAGTTTGTATCAAATATCAACACATTATGACATTAAACATCATAAAGTAAAGTTATCATAGATATGATATGTTGTTATTTAGTACTTTTTTTGTATTATTAGGATACCAAGTCAAGATATAGTACATCGAAGCTAACGAACATTTATTGTTTGTTAGAATTTCATGTTATATCGTATCTTTTCAAAAAACCACATAACCCAATAGATTTTTCTATTGAGGTTTTTTTATTGTTCAAAGACTATGAAGAAAATACCAAAAACAAAAAAAGCAAGACTCAGAGCTATACTTTTGGAGCTATCTATGCTAGTCGCTAAATTAAAAGCTATAGACGACCACTGATACACAATGTGTTGCACTTGTGCAAAAAGGCAACACCGAACACTTATGGATTGAGGTCACTTCATGGAACAATCCAGAGGTGACAGCACAAGGTTTGAGTTGAACAATATAAACGCACAATGTAAATGATGCAATATGTCCGCAAGTGGTAGGCAGTACGAGCATTGAAAGTATATAGACCGAAAGTATTGAGAGGGTAGTGTAGACGAACTGAAACAACAAAGCTATAAGCTGAGTAACTGGACTATGACTAGTATAGAAGATGCAATCAACTACAGAACGGCATTGATAGCATCCATCTATATTGATATGACAATTATCCAAAAACGCATGCTGAAAGATTATTGTGAGAAAGCATCTAGGAAACGAAAAACAAAGGATTTATTATTAGAATTATACAATGTATAGTAACCATCAAAACAAAATCAGAAGAATGAAAGACCATTACAAAGAGTGAGGAACATATAAAGATAGTGTATTCCCTAAAAGTGCAGAAAATAGAGAACTTTTCGCATCAGTAGTTTCGCTATATGTGTGACAAAGCAGAGAAGATAAAAGAAGACAGGAAATAAAAGACAAGAGAAAAAAAGCTTTATCATAATAAGTCACATGAAAACATACTCTAGATCAAAAAAAGTAGAATATCACCCAGAAGAAGCAAAAATATTTTTAAGGTTAGTAAAGTCATCACTTGAAAAGGAGGGTTATTACTTACACATAAACAACTATCCATACGACCAAGAGCAAGAGCAAAAAGTACGATGAAAAATAAAACAAGTAAAAACCCTACATATTACCCTATGGCACAAAGAAGACCTTGATAGTATTGATGAGGTTATAGAAACAATTAAGCTAGCAGGCTTTTATCCACAAAGAAACGATAGAAACAAGAAAAGCATCCCGGAGATTGAGCATATACATTTCATTAAGGTGCTAGAGTATTTAGATTAAATTATTCTAAAATGAAATACGAAAAAATAAAAAGAGCCTTCCAAAAACAACCTAGCGAGTTCTTGCAATGAGCAGTAACAAAACTGAAGGATGATATAGGAGAAGCTATAGCAAGAGCAGACAATGAAACGGTAGCTATAGCAAGAAAACAACTTAGAGCTGTGAAAGATATACTACTGGAGAGGTGCTAAACAATCAAACCGTCCACAATATTATTTTTGTAAGAATGTGATTGTATGATAATACTAAAAATATATATAGCTCGAATAGTACGAGAAACAGTAATAGAGCCTTTTATTGTATGATTTATAGAAGCATGGAAAGCAAGATAACAGTATCACTAGACCTATCCAAGAGAATGAAAGAGGCTTGATGGGATAAGGCAACAAGATTTGAATGAGACATAAATGGGAGAGTTTGGAATTGATTCTCCACAAAAGAAGAATCAAAGTTTGATGATCGAGAACGGTATAAACTACCAACAGCACAAGAGATACTTGATGTGTTGCCAAAGAGAATAAGGTTCAGAGAATATAAAGGGCGACGATGAAATATGCATATTGACATTAGTGATCACGGATGAGAAGATTTTTACTTATTACGGTATAGTAATGATGCTATAGAGATGGAATATTATAAATTGTGATTGATAGAATGATCTAATTTAGCAGAAGCACTATGAGAACTTTGGATTTGGTGCGAGAAGAACTGATATTTAGGTTCTAAAAACACTAATGAATAAACAACAAAAGATAGATGCAATAAATAAAGCTATGTGAAGAAAAGAACTCAAGGCTTGAGATAAGTTTACTTGACGAGAACAATGATATTGTCCTGAGTATTCAGCAATATATATAGATGAAGGTGTTTGTTACAATGAAGATACTGAGGAGCTTGTTAATTGCTATAGCCAAAGCGGTGAGAGTCCGCAACCAGTAATGATAGGTGATGTATTGGATTGGATGTGAGAAAAAATGAAAACTGAGATGAATGAATATTGAGTAGAAGAAATTAGTTTTCTTCATTTGGAAGTCATAGATTTGCGAAAACACAAAAGAAAACCGATAGAGTCGCAGAGTGAAGAATGTATAGACTTTATATACTTACTTATATCTAATGAACTCACAAGACCTACTACTGATGGAGAAGATTGCTGATAAGGAATTGAAGTTTTGATGCCTTATACACGATAGAAACCATCGAGAAAACGATGATAAATGAGAAGTGTTACAGGTTTTGTCTTTTATACAAAATATAGCTTGATGATATCCAGATATGGTTTACTATCAAACAAAATATGCTCAATATACTCAAAAGCGAGAATGAATAAATCATATATTTAATGAAAAGATGGATTATAGATTTAAGTGAAAAAATGAATGAGAACTTAGGTACAAAATCCTATGAACTCCACCATGACTAGCTAGATGTTTGTGGTGGATAGAGTTTGATCTATGAGTAAGTGAGTTTCGACACATAGATTTAATATACAATATACAAGAAGATATATGAATTAAACGAGACCTATCAAAAGAAAACCTAGTAGAACAACCACAGGAAGTAAAAGACTTTATCCACTCACTTATATCTAATGACTAATACAATAATATTTCTACGAATAGCGGCTGCTGTTCCTTGACTATGAGTCTTGTGATTTCTTTTCTTTGAGATGTGTAGAAAGCTTTCCATACGATGCTATTGAAGATTAAAATACAACAAACAGTATCGAGGCGTAATGCATTGACGAAGTATAGAAGAGAAGCTAAGAGAAAATAATATAGAAAAGGTTATGCCGTTCTTGATGGATCAATCAGCTCTCTACAAAAAATATGATTTACTTTCAAAAGAAGATAATGACTAAAGAAACAAAAATTTGAGACAAGGTTGTTTATTTATCTATACATTACTGAGTTGAGTGACATCGACCAATAATGAAGACAGGAATTGTAGAGGAAGCATTTGTCGCAAAGGAAAAACACTACAAAATAAAATCATACTGATGATACAAATTTCTTAGTGATAAAGATATAGCCCACACCCTAAAAGAACTATGAGAGAAGATGTGAGTACCAGAAGAGCTATTGTGATTTTAGTTTATTATATACCCTCATGCTAGACACCACCCAATGTATAGAACGAAACAGGAAGAGAGGAAATATCAGACACGAAGTAGACCGAGACCTAGAATATAAACTATTGACCGAAGAGATAGAAGAAACACGTCAAGCGATAGATAGTAACGACCTAGAAGAGATCATAGACTGATGTATAGATATACTCTATGTCCTATGTGGTACTATGTGGAAGAGCTGAGTACATATTGTAGCAATACAGTGAATGTATGAGTTTGTGCGAGAAAAAACAGATAAACAAGACCCTAAAACCCTTATAGACACGATCACCCAACACGTAACGAGAGAAGCAATCCCCTACTTCTGAGAGTATGAACGAGCGGATCTGTATTTTCGAACCATTGATATACTAAAAAGCTACTGACTCACAAACGATCACATCCAACAAGCACGACAAGCAGTATGCGACAACAACGACAAGAAAGGAAGCAAGAAGAACAAAGACGGCAAGATACAAAAAAACAAGAACCACGAAAAACCGGATTTTAGCAAGATAATTGAGGAAATAACAAAAAAAATAGAATCCAGTAAAAAAGCGGACTAGAGAAGAAATTCCTGTAGGGATAGATGACTTTAATTACAACTATATACACATGGCAAGAGCAAAGACCACAAAACCAAGAGCAAAGAGCAAAAAACCAATAGGTAGACCAACTAAATACACCAAAGCTATGGTATGAAAGGTTGATAAGTACCTACAAGAAAATATAGATACTTATTTAGACTACGAAAAAACAGTATGAGAAAAGAGTATGTCATACCAAAGATTCATAATTGTGAACTTGCCAAGTAAAGCAAAGTTTGCAAAGTATTTAGGCATAGCAAGATCAACGCTGCAACTTCGAGAGGAGAAACACAAAGATTTTTCGGTAGCTTTAAGCGATATTGAGGAGGAACAGAAGCAAAGACTAATTGACAACTGACTTTCTGGAGACTATAATCCAACGATTGCGAAACTTATTCTGAGTGCTAACCATTGAATGAATGAGAAGTCGGAAGTGAAAAACGAAGTGGAACACTCGATCAAATGAGTCTTAAATGATATAATTAACTAATGACAGAAATCCAAAAACTAAAGAAACTACTATCTAATAAAGAACGGCGTTTGACCTCGTGAAAGCTTTATCATATTAAAGATAAATATTGAAAAGATATCCCGTTTATTCCAAACGAAGACCAGTTGAAACTCATTAGAGATCCACACTACAGACACATCATACCTAAAGCAAGGCAGAGAGGTTTTACGACATTGATTTGCTTGATGTGATTAGACTCAGCTTTGTTCAATAGAAACTGGACCTCGTGATTCATAAATGTAGACAAGGACACCGCAGACAAAGCATACGCAGACAAGATTAGATTTGCTTGGGACAGATTGCCAAAACGACTAAGTAAATGCTATGAGGTGAAGACAGATAAAACAAATGAGATGAGATTCTCTACTGATGGAATAAGTCGATCAGCAGTATATGTTGCAACAAGTCTTAGATGATGAACGGTACAATTTCTACACATATCAGAACACGCAAAGATATGCTCTACATATCCCAAGAAAGCAAAGGAGCTAAACACATGAACAATAGAAGCAGTACCACCTAACTGATATGCATATATTGAGTCTACTTGAGACTGAGAGACTTGAGACTTCTATGAGCGATGTATGCAAGCAGAGCTTACACATAGTAAAGTAGTGAATGAATGATATGTGATGACTCCTGAAGATATGAAGATACATTTTACACCTCGACGGACAGCAGAAGAATATCACCTAGATCCAGATGTGTACAAAGTGAAAATACCACACGCAGAACAAAAGTATTTCAAGATGCTAGAAGTAGATCATTGAATAGAACTCAGTCTTTGACAGAAGATGCGATATGTTAAGAAGAAAGAAAAGAAAAAAGAGTTTATGAAGCGTGAATATCCATCTATACTTGAAGAATGCTTTTTTGTATCAAGTGAGTGAAAGTACTACAAAAACGAAACAGACAAGACTATTTCAGAGGGTAGACTTATGAATATACCCTATGATCCAAACAAACTTGTACATCTATTCTTTGATATATGATGAGCATGATGATGAGACTTCATGACAATACGATTCGTACAATATAATAAATGATTCTTTGATTGTTTCAGATATCGAGAATGATCTGGATACTCAATGCAGAGAGTTTGAAATGAGATATTGTTGAGTGAAACATATAGCTATTGAAGAGTATGATTACCGCATGATGCGTTCAATAAGCAACAATGAAAGTGAGATGAAGCAGCAGACGAGTTAAAAAACTTATGATTTAATGTGATAAAAGTACCAAAACTTAGAATCGCTACATGAATTGGGCAAGTAAGAGATATATTCCATAAGTGTAGATTTGATGAACAAGATGCATGACCTTGATTCAAGAGACTTAGAGCATACAGCAAGAAACGATCAGAGACAGCATGATGCTTTATTGATCAACCGAAACATGATGCAAACAGTCATTGAGCGGATGCGTTCAGATACTTTGCAGTAGATAGTGATAATGTGATGCCAGACTTTGATGTTTGACCAACGGTAGAATATGGTGATTTTAGTTCTTTAGTTTAACTAGCATGGATTTTACATTACTTGACGAACTAGAGCTTACAGATCATGAGATACTGGTTTTGATTTGTAGATGGTGATTTATAGAGGACCGCATGCTTTCTCTAAAATTTTTACCGTTCACTAAATCTACTTACCATAGAACCGTTAATAAATTATCCTACAAAATAGAAAAAGCATGGAGAAGAAAAGTTATATCTGGAACGGTAGAAAAACACCGAAAAGAAATAATAGAAGAATATTTCAACAATAGTTCTTGAGAGTCCCACACATAGCATATATGATTAGAGTAATAATATATATTACTCTTTTTTTATGGCAAAAAAATATCACTGATATACACAAGACGATATACTTGTACACCTCCAAGAGCAAAGGAGAGCAAGCCTTAATTTTGTAGAAAAGAAAAGAACATTATTTCGTGAGAGATTCAAAGACTACACAAATGTAACCAACGATAAATCAAAGATATATGTAAGACTTATCTTTTCTGTAATGCAGACACTCATGTCACTACATTATATAGATCAGATGACGGTAGAGTTTATTGGGAGACAGCTTTGAGCTAGTGAGGTAGCTGAGAAGCTATGAAACCTTGCAGAGTTTGATTACGAGGAGATGGATTTTGAAAAGATTATGTTTTCTGTTGAACGAGACAGACTCTTTTTTGGTACTTGAATAATGGTATACGATCATTGGGATAAAGTAAAAAATCACCCAGTATACAAGAGAATGAACCCACTTTGTTGGTTGCCTGATCCAAGTTGAAACAACCTATATCACCAATTTGAACTAGAACTAAACAGTAACTACATAACAAAGGCAAACGGTTTTATGAACTGCAAGAAAGTTGAAGATCTTATCTCTAAAAATAATGAAGCAGAAGAAACAAAGAGAAAGTTCAACCAAACAAGACAGTTGCAAGATGTATCACCATTCAAACAAAGTAAGTGAGGGTTTATGATACCAGTACATTACTCTTACACAGAACTATGAGGTGAGAAATACTATATAGTCACAGCACTTGATCATGGTGTCGTGATAAAAATGGAGAAGCTAGAAGCAGTATACGAAGAAGAAAAGAAAGACAAATCAAATATTGAATATCCAGTATTTACATTTCAATACAGTCCACTTGAATTAGATCCATTTGGTGTTTCTATACCTGATCTCATTAGTGATAAGCAAAGAGCAATGCAGTTGTTTATGAACCTACAAAGAATCACAGCAGAGAACGCAGCACGAGGGGATATGTATGTTGTTGATACAACCAAAGTAAATGTAAAAGATCTTATGAAGCCTGCAATGTGACCAAAGTACATAAAGGCAAAAGGCTGAGATCTTAAGAACTATATTCTTGAAGTACCTAAGAGCCAAGTAAGATGAGATGTACAAGCAGTACAACAAATGCTACAGCAACAAAGTACACTAGATATTGGTATAGACGAAAGAAGCATGTGAATATCACCTGATCAGAACGCAACAGCAACTGAGAATCAAAGAGTACAAAAAAACGCAAACATACGCCAGATGTTGAATACAAGGGTCAAAATGCGAGGACTAAAATCACTTTGGAATGACTGGTATAAAAGATATTACGAGAACTTCAACCGATCAAGCAAGAAGAACATTATAATAAATACAAGTCTTTGATCTCAACCATTTACAGTAAGGAAGAAAGATATCATTACATGATACGATATAGATATCAAGATTGTTTCAAAAGCTGAAATGGAATCAATAAGAGATCAACAAAAGATTGATTTCTTTGCAACACTAGATCTTATCTTACAAGACCCAGAAGCAAGTAATATTTCTAAAACTCTAGCGAAACGCAAAGCTATGAAACTATCTTGAATTTCTACAGATGAAGCAAGAATATATATCGCACCTAGTCCAGAAGAATTACAAGCCATAATGGATGTTGAGCTTATAAATAGAAACCAGTTACCGGACATTTGATCAGCAAACGAAGATCATTTAACATATATAATCGTTTATCAAAGAGCATTACCAACAGATGCTAAATACGCAAGTATAGAAGCAAGGAAAATGCTGTATATGAAGTCGTGACAACAAGCAATGAAGCAACAAAAAGCTATGGAACAACAGCAACAATGAAATCCATGATGACAAATGAATCAGATGGTAAACAACAATATGCAACAGACAGAACAAAAGGCTTTATCACTTAGTAGTATGTAATGACAGAACCAATAATAAACCCAACACCAGAAGAGAAAATCACACAGATGAAAGATCTAATATGATTTGGGCAATGGGAAACGGTAGTGAATTATCTCCTGGGAAAACTGGAGTATGTGGAAGAACAAATATTTGAGTGATGAAGTGAAGAATATAACAAGATCAAATACACACAATACGATCTACTGAAAGAACAAAGAAAAGTACTGAAGTGAATGATATGATTACCATGAGCGATAATAGCAGAGAACAAGATGATAGAAAGAGCAGATTACAGCGAACTAGTATAGTTATTTATTTTTTACACTTATATATACCCATGGCTAACCAAAAAAGAGAAGACTTATTGAAAATTGCAGAATGAATGAAACTTGAACTTACTGGAGAAGAAACAGTCAAAGAACTACACAAACTTATTGAGGACAACTCAGAAGATGTAACTCACGAAGATATTGAAGATCTAGTAGAAGAGAATCAAGAAGTAGAAGAGAAAGTAGAAGAGAATCAAGAACCAAAAGAACCAACAGAAAAGAAAAAAGAAGAAAAGAAAAAAGAAACACCACTCAAATCTTACAAGTGTCACGCAATTATGACTGACGGTAAAAAGAAAACCACAATCGAGTATCTAGATACAGAAAGCAAAAACGCAACAGAAGCTAGAGAAAAACTTATGAAGAAAGTAGCTGAAAAGAGACTAACACTCTTATCAGCACAAGCTGAAAGAGTTTGGTAGTCAATACAGTATAGATACAAGCGGTGTAAATCGCTTGTATACATACTAGATTGGGTAGCTCTCACTAGTAGTCGGAGGACATATCACTCATTTTTTAATCAACTTACTACTACAGACATGACATCAGTAGATCCAAGCCAGCAGGACGGCATAAATCCTGAAGCAGAAGCAAATGCAGACGATCAAAACTCTAATGCAAATGATGATGCGACACACAATGACGAATCTTGAAAGGGAGTCAAAAAACTTTTGACACAGCGTAATGAAGCACGCTCCGAAGCAGATAAGTGGGAAGCTAAGTACAATGAAGCAATCAGTACTACAGTAGATTCTAAACTAGCTGAAAGAGACAGAGCTGCTGAAAGGCAGAACTTCAAAGCTCAGTTTGGTGAAGAAAAACTACAAGAAATTGATGCGGTACTTGAAAAGCACCCAAGTCTAAGCATGGAGGAAGCTTTTAAAATCGCAAACCCGCAAGAATTTGCTAGTATGTGACAATCATTTAATGTGCAAGGGACGGTACCTAGCTCATTGCACAAGACAAAAACAGCAAGTGATATGTCTGTACAGGAACTAAGAGAATCTGCAAAAGCAGAGTTTCAGAAATCCATAGCATAAAGTCGTGTGTGTAGATAATTAGATTTTATATTCTTTTTTTTACACAAAATGGCTAATACAAGTACAAGTAATGTTCTAACATCTGGAGCATTGGACGAATACATTAGAAAGATGGCAATCCACTCATACCAAGAAACAAGAGAGTTTTGTAGATTTGCGAAAAAGGTATCACTTCCAAAAGGTCAACATACGTATGCGTTCCCAGTAACAACAAAGATGACTGGTTCAGCTACTACATTGACTGAGTGAATAACTCCTACGAACAAGAATATCACACGAACTAAAGTACCTGTGACTCTATTGCAATATGGTGACTACATACCATTGACTGATATTGTTCTTGATGATAACTCATTTGATCTCATAGACGAATCAGTATATGAACTATCAAATATGGTATCTAGAACAGTTGATAACGCAGCACAAGATGTTCTTGATGCAGGTACAAATGTAGAATACAAAGGACAAACAGTGAGAACAGCTATTACAGCTACGAATTTGCTTACTGCAAATGATCTTGCTAATGCGTTTAGAGTATTAGAGGGAGCATCTGCTCCAAAGTTCGATGGTAAAAACTATGTGTGTATTATGCATACAGATGTATATCACGATCTTAATATCAGCGAAAGTACAACATGATTTATCTCTGTGTTGAAGTATTCAAAACCTGAGATGATCATGGAGTGAGAAGTTGGTATGATGCATGGTATTAGAATCATTAGATCAAACAACGTGCAAAGATATGTTGACGGTGGTGCAGGTAATGTTGATGTATATCCTACATTCTTCTTTGGTAAGAATGCATTTGGTGAGGTTACTTCTGGAGGACTTGAATCAATATACAAAGGTATGTGATCAGGTGGTACAGATGATCCATTGAACCAAAGAGCAACTGTTTCTGCTAAAACTAGAGTATGATTCGCAATTCTTAAAGAAGAAGGGCTTTTCAGAATCGAAACAGCAGCATCAAAGGGAGATAATTCATAATAGATGAGGGCTAGTCCCTCTCTTTTGATCTATTGGCTATGTTGATACATCAAAAGAGAGAGTTTATTTACTAACATCATACATGACAGTACCTGAGATCATCACCTTTGTACGCAAGCAAACTTGAGCAAGTAGCACTAATGTGACAGATGCACAAATACTAAGCTATCTGAATATCGCATATCACAAAATGGAGAATATCATTGTCGATCTTGTCGATGAAGATTATTTTTGGGATACGCACATAACTGATACAGTAGCATGACAAAACGAGTATGTACTTCGCAATAGTACGAGACTACAACAATGAGTGAAAAAGATAAGTAGGATTGAAATCAAAAAAACTACTGAAGATGCAGAATACACAAATGTATTGCAATGAACACTTGCTGATCAAAATATAGCAGAATGAAGTATATCCACTAATTTCTACGAGTATCGTGACTGAAGTATTTTTGTATACCCAAAGCCTACAGAGTCTATAACTGATTGACTCAAGATATACATTATAGCAGATCTCATTGATCTCGTAGTAGATGGAACTGAAGACAAGATATTCCCACGACAGTCTTCATTGAGACAGTATCATTATATTATATGACTTGGTGCAATACCTTTTGTAGAAAGACAAAGAGACATAAAAGACAAAAATAACTACACCACGAGTATGCAAATATTCAACGCTGAGGTTCAAGATATGGTCGTACAACTTAATTCAAAGAATAATGAGCCTGCAATATGAATTTTACCTAATAGCGAAATATTCTACTAATGCAAAAAGAATCAATCACATGATTTGGTCAATGAATGACAATGGATATTTGAGAAAACCGCAATGGTGGATATTTTTGGGGTTACTGAGTAGATGGAGATAGAAACAGTCCAGGGATATGCAACGCACCACTACCAAAAAATGTAGTAAAACTTCCAGTAGATTGAGAAGTAACAGCAATGTGGGGTGATTACGCTTTTACGAGAGACGGTAAAGTGATGTATAATGATGTAGAGGTGGCTTCTTGACTAGGAGAAGTATATGATGTGACAACTTTTGATAGCAAAGTGGTGCGATGTACCGATACGACACTAGGAAAGATAGATATAGATCATGTAGATGTGACAGCATGAAGTCGAGACGGTGCAAGTTCTATAGATAAAGCACGACAAGCAATTTCTTTTTGATCATATACAAATTATCCAGTATGAGACAAGTACAACAGATGATCAATACACTTGCTAGAATATTATTGAAATTTGTTTATTGCATGAGGTCATAAGGTCCAACAACTGGATAGTGTTTTTGTACTTACAGATCTACTCACGAAATTGCCTTGAAATATTGTTTGAATGACAGCGACAGCATACAGCTGATGAAATATAAACATATACACAAGTGAATGACGACAACTTATACGAAATTGAACAAGTGAGAATCCTTATGAGACGATAAAACGAGGGGAGAAGATAATCCTTGCAAGTGGTGTATGAGAATTAGATATTGTGATGACCTGAGATAGTAAAAACAATAGTGCGTACTGGATAGTACAAGGTTATGAGAAAAGATTGATACACACAAATAATCAAGAATATCTCCGAGACTATGATAGTACAGAATTATACAGACATCATCACAAGCTAGTAGCAAGATATAGGAATTATGTGTACTTACCATTGAGCATAGTGAAGCATGAGGACAAGTTCTTTAATTATGGTGTGATGAGATACAACATATCTGACTGATCTAGTGATGTTATTATCCATCAAGTAGACGGAGAGAGCATACAAAGTAAATGATTATCGTGTATAAATAAGATCAACTGTATTCATATCTGAGATGATGGAAAACTGCGAGCATGTTTATGAGTAGTAGAGGAAGAGGAGCAAAGAAGTTATCTACAGAGTATTGAGACAACAGAATATCTAGCTACAGAAAAGACAACAAAGTGAACTTTTGTGACAAGAACAGTAGATGGAGGAAATGTGAATCAAACGAAGAGACTCCAAGAGATAGATATATATGGTTCTATACCGACATGAAGCATCAAAATCACAGCATGGGTAAACCATGGTATAAATCATAGAGTGTGACCGCTAGAAATACCGATTATAGAAGCCAGCTACTGAGATCTACACAACCAAGACACAGCAAATAAGCCACAAAAGAGACGATATAGCACAAAACTAGACATAGAATTTCAACAGATCAACTTCAAAGTGGAGATTGAGCAAGATAAGGATGCACAAGAAACAATACTTTATCAAATAAACGTATGATATGAGCCAATCGACAGATAAGAGAGTAAAGGTCAAAAAGATACCCTCGATCTCTATTCTTAGAACTGATAAGAAAGGAAAAAAGCCAAGATTTCCAAGAGATATTGGTATAGACATCAATGTCCTGGAAGAAAAAATAACAGCATGAGCAGATGATCTACTTCTCCTGCGAGATGATACAGAAAAGACACGAAAGAAAATAAAATACAGTAATTTATAATTATATACACCTATGGCTACTACAACCCTCACCGCAGCACAAAGAATAGCACAACAGCAACGTAGTTCTTGAACTATACCAACTACCGCAACATCAAAAACAACTCAAGAACCTGTAATGCTTGAGAGTAAAACAACACCACAAATAAATGCTAATCAACAAGTATCTAGTGATGGTAATGTACTCAATAAATCTGCTACACTTACTCCTGGCGGTGTAACAAGCAAGAGCGGTATGACAGCTGCACAGCAAATACAAGCAAGGAACAACCCACAAGCCTTTGTACAGTCACAACAAGCAACAACACCACAAGTAGATGTGCAAGCAGAGACCAACAAATACAACACTTTGATTAGTAAAAGTCAAAATAGTTTAGAAGCTCGACAGCAACAATACGAAAAGTTTCAAGCAGAGTGAAATGATAGAGGTATGCAATCAGCACAAAGGCAGGTTGAGGCAAATATGAACAATGTACAAAAATATGAGAAACTATTATCATGATTGTCAGATAATCAACAAAATTTACAACCGCAAACAATGGAGCAAAGACAGCAAGATACACAAGCAGTAGATAGTGTCAAAAATCAGATCGCATCACAGAACCAAGACAATATACAAGAGATACAAGCCACTTTGAAAGCAAATACACAAGCTACAGCAAACAAAATATCTAGTCAACTATGAAATGCTATAGATGACTTTCTAAAAACATGATGAGAATTGAATGATGGAACTAGAGACCAGATTTTGATGGATTTATTGTGACAAAACTGAATAGCAGTTGATTGGAATGATGCAAACTTTCGTGATCTTGTGGATGGTGTTTATTGATCATTTATAACATGATCAGGAGGGAATCGACAAGACTATTATGGTACAGCTAATACAAAACTATGAGCATTAAAAAACTATCTTTGAGGTAAGGCTGACTGATATGATATACAACAAGCATTGGAAAACGGAAATTTGAATCAGGCAGACATAAATCAACTCAGGAACACAGACCCAAATCTGTACAACGAATATAAGATAGAGAACAAATACACGCAGATCAAAGAAGATGCTATGACTATGGCTCAGAATATGATGGACACCATGATGAAAGCACAGGACGCAAATTATAAACAGCAAATGGAAGTACAGAAAGAGAATCAGACCATGATGAATACCTTTGCAAAACAACAATCAGAATCGTTATTAAAATACGTAAATGACTTTCAAGCAAATCAGACAAGTAACAATCAAAACTATGTAGATAGATTGAAAGAAACGCTTAATACACAAGAAATAATAGACAAAACAGCGAGCGTGAACGAGGTAGAAAAAGAAATAGACGATTTGAGAACAACAGCAATGGATATAGAAGAGGAAATAAGAGCAGAATTGTGATGAAATGCTACAGACTCATATATACAAGCATTGGTACAGAAAAGGACGAAGCAATATAGTAAACAAGAGATGTTGTTGATGAACAGATACGAGCAAGAAAGTGGAGACTTACAAGCATTGATAGACTGAGCGAAACAAGACTTTGAATTACAGATAAAATACGAAGAAAGCCAAAAAGCAGACGAATATAGGATGTTTGAAATGAAGTACGGTATACAACAACAGGCTTTTGATCAGCAACGGACGATATTTACAGATAATATGTGATTCCAGAGAGACTTGGCACAGTCTAGTTTTGAGTCTAAGCAAGCTATAGGTCAAATGTTCTTATGACAAGCTATGGATACAGCACAAATGTGATTACAGGCAGAAATACAGTCAGAACAAGCAGATGTAGCATATCAGAGATCAGAAATGTCGGCAGAGAAAGCATTTCAAAACTCACTAAAACTGTGAGATATAGATTTTGAAAGGAAAGTGAAATTTTCAGAACTTGGTATTGAGCAACAAAAAGAACTTACGACATATACGAATAGTTTAGATCTAGAGAATAAGAAAGTATTGATGAAATTATGAACTGATAATGCTATGGAACTCATGCAGAAACAATATACGTTTGAAAAAAATAATCCACAAGCTAATGTTCAGCTATTGGAAGTGAATGGGAAAACATACTCAGTCGATATGAACACATCAGAGGTTATAGCAGAGTTTGATCCGATAAAGCATAATCAAGCACAGAATGTCATAGGCAAAATGTGAGTGGTTGGTGCGACCTGATGACAATGTGGTGAATATGTAAATGATGTGTTATGAATATGACATAGATGAGATGGGACTCCTCACTTTGGTAACTCTATAGAAGAGAAAAAAGAAATGATAAATTCGCAAAATCCTACTGAGTGAGCATGAATAATATTTGATGTAGGCACAGAATATGGTCATGTATGACTTGTAAAAAGTGTTAATGCCGATGGGACTATTACAGTAAATGAAAGTAACTGGAAATGAGATGAGATAATTTGAGAAAGAACTATATCAGTTAAAGACAAAACAATATCAGGTTATTTTGTGCCTGAGCATAATATTGCTGTATGATGATGAGTAGAAGGGTGAGGATTTAATCCAAATCTACAAAACTACTATCAAGAAGTATTGTGAGGTAAAACCCTATCAGACTCTAAGTTAGAGGCTATTAAAAAAACACCTGACCAAGTTATGGATGAAGCTCAAAACCGACAAATAAATAATGTATCAAGTCAACTTAATATGTTTGGTGCAGGTATTAGTGATAAGTGAGTGTTGATGTCATATAGTCCTAAAGAAATAAAAGAGGTCTTGGCAGGTATGGCACAGTTAAACTCATATATATCCGAAGTAGACGAAGTAATAGGTATGTTAGAAAATTGAGTGCCTAGAGTTTGAACAAAAGAATATGATACTTTAGAACCAAAGTTGAATAATTTACGCATCAAAGCAAAAGAAAAAGAATATTTTAATTTGTGAGTATTAAATTGACCAGATTTGACTGTTCTAGAATGACTTATACCCTCTATTACTCCATATACTATATGACAACAAATGTCACGTAAACGAGCTGGACAGGCTACAGACATAACAACACAGTCGCAGTCTATGATCTCAAAATTAACTGAACTGAAATGATCATTCTTTAATCATTTCAATTCTAAAGCAAGCATTAATGGTATAATACGAAGCCCAGATCGCATACCACGTTCTAGCCAGTGATGAACATGATCGAAGTTAAATAATTTAGAACCATAGAGTGTAAAAATACACCAATATGTAAATATAACCTTAAAAAAATATTAAAACAGTGTATATTATATTATACAACAAAAAAAAGCCCACTAGGATAGACGTCCTATAATGTGAGCTTAAACAACAATCTTCAACCTGATTTATAACAATATATTACACAAAAATGAATTTTAATCAAGCTCGAAAAGATCTTTTATCTTCTCTACCTACAACAAAAATGACCTGACGCATGTCTTTTATACTCCTGATACTCATTATTATACTCCTATTTTTATGATTTTTGGTATATCAGTGAGTCCATCATGTTTTACCTTTATTTTATTCATAAATATGAAAGAAAGAACACCAACACTATTTCAAAGACGGTATGCACATAGTGTAATGACATGAATTGTTGCACTATTGCGAATAATAAATTGATATCTACTGTATGGAATAGTTTTACTTCTTACAATCGGTTTCTAATGACTTGAAAACAACGACTTATACTCCTTATAATATGGATTTTTTTAGAAATATGCTTATCTGGCTATAAAGCCTATCTAAATAATGAAAGAGAAAAGCATTTTAGAGAAACTATCTTGGAAATAAGGAAATTATCAGAAAAAAAGTAGTTTTATTTATAGCTTGTATTCATGTTTATATTTTCATTGTTTATAACAATAATTGTCTGTTTTGCATTATTGCTTGCAGTTGTGGTCGTGCGAAAACTACCTGATCTAGTTAGAATGAGGGAGTGAACAAGTTCTGTAGATTACATTTCAGAAAAGGCTTTAGTTATATACTGACATACATGTATATTGCTCATGTTTCTGATGCAAGTAGGAATTATTGCTTTAATTGTTTCACGAATAATTTAACTTTTTATACACCCACATACCTATGTACAACACACCACAAATTTCTACAGGAAACCAATCATCTCCACGAAAATCAAACTTTATGCCTTTGTATCAATTCAAGAAGAATATCAAAGATAATGGCTATGATCCTGATGAGTATTATAATATGCTTAAAGGACAAGGAGTAAAGATTCAATGAGAAGAAAAAGTGAATAGCAAACTGCGTGATGAATACACGAGAAATATAAGGATGAATATAGCACTTGCAAAAGAAGCTAAAGAAAAGGCGTCTCAATGAATGTATAAATATGTGAATGATACGGAATCTCTTAACGAGAATTACCCAGCAAAAGCACAAGCAGTTACTGATTTTGTGTGATGAGCGGTAGCAGAAGTTCCACAAGTAGCATGAAATATGTTTGAAACTGCAAGAAAAGTGGTGATATGAATGTATGACAAACTGTGAATCGTACCTGATGATCGTATGGAAGAAATAGAACAAGAAGCAAAAAACATCATGAACCTACGGACATGAGCAAAAGACTGAATACAAAATATGGCATGAGTAGACTCAGATAGTACAGCAACAAAAGTAGGGGAGTTTGCAACTGAGATGTGAGCAAGCCTAGCCACACCAAATCCATTTTCTAAAATAAAAGCATGAAGCAAGATAGCAAATATAGGCGTGAAAGCATTAGAGGGTGCAACAGATGTTGCTACATATAACGCTTATTCTGAATGAGATATAGATATGAAAGAGGTCTGAGTATGAGCGGCTTTATGACCAGTATTATCATGAGCAGCAACTGCTGTGAGTAAATGAGCAAAAGCTCTAGCTAATAAACTACAGTTATCGTGATTATTAAATCCTAAAAAATTGGAGTATGTAGCAAAAGCGCTTAAAGAAACATGAGATGATGTTGATAATGTCGCAAACTGGATGTTTGAGAGAGATATAAATTGATCTAAAGATGCTATAGTTAAAAAACTTAATACAGTAGCAACGCAATCTAAAAACAAAGTAAAAACCGTTGTTGCTAATGCGACTTGAACACACAAACCTCAATCAATTTGATGAGCTTTGGACGAATTAATAGATACTATATGAACTCCAAAATCAACCTCACAGAAAAAGAAACTAGAAGAAATAAATATTCTAAAGAGTAAGTTCGATTCAGATGGTTTGACCCTAGAAGAAGTGCAGAAAGTAAAAGAAAGTATGGACGACATCTTAGATATATACACAATAGCAGGAGATGCAAAAGCATGAGCAAAGAAAGCGGATCTCGCAGGACTTAGAAGAGACATAAGAGGATTTATAGAAGATACCGCTACTAGTCAATGACTCTGAGATGTAAAAGCTATGAATAAAGATGTAGCAGTATCAAAACAGTTATCTAAGTTTATAAACTACAAAGATAAGACTGATGCAGTAAGAGACATGTTGAGTCCTTTCGCTAGTCCGTTTGCTTGATGAGTAATGGGTGCAGTATATGGCTGAGACTATGAAAGTGCCATAAAATGAGTTTTATTTTGAGCAGGAGTTTGATCCACTGCCACGAAGACAAATATTGCAAACGTTTTGAACAAAATGACTGTAAAACAAAAAAAGACCGCACTACAAGAGTTGGTCAAATGAAATACAGGGTTCTTATGAAAGAAGCTACAATGAGTATTTATTAGTAATCTTGAGGAAGACGATTCTCAAAGTAATTAGTTATGTTCATAAGTATATATGATGCCACCATTATAATTAAACAGATCGTTGATATATATTTAGGTCATATAAGTGACACAAATCATACTATTGCTGAAATAAATATAAGTATAGCAAATATTCAAGAAAGAGTACTAAGTATTGGTTTAATTTTCATAGGAGGTAAAGTAAGTGGTAAATTATTTGTTTGATCAGAATACTATATATATGAATACTTTGTAGTATATAAATAATGTTAGCACTGTATAAAAAAGCGTTAAAATAATTGTCGTTGAAATTAGCAATAGGAATCAAGATCCCTTCATGTTTCAATAAAGAGGTCTCCAATGTAAATTATTCTTAATAAGATGACTAAAGGAAGTTGATATTGCTTTATCGGTGTTGGTTTTTAATAGGTCATAAACAACCTCAAAGTTCACTCATAAAGTTAGGTTTACTAAATATGCTTGCACCTGAGTCTTTATATCTTCTGATTCTTTCAATAGTTCAAGTCAAGAACTAGTTTCCCAATATAAATCTTTTCATCAAAACCTATGAGACATTTCTTTATTAAATAATAACTTTGTAATTTCCACAACAGGAATCTCAATACTTTCTCAATAAAACGTTTTTAATACTTCCTCATTTGATCTGAAAGTGTTTCAATATGCTGTCTCTATCGTTCAGTCGTATAATACCTTTTTGTATTCAAATCTTCAATTTGCATATCAATTCATCACTTTTTTTTCGAAAAGACTTCAATCTATATATGTGAATGCTAATACCAAATAGACAATAACAAGAACTAAAAGAACCACTTTAGCCATTCTATGCCACCGATATTGATCTAATTTTAGATCTTTACGACTGAATTCATCTCGAAAGCCCATATGAATAAGTAATGAAATAATACTATTTGTATAGCAATTATAGAGGACAAGTCAAGCAAATATAAGTCCCTTAATAGCGGTTTTTCTATTGCAAAAAACAGTATTCTAGGTATATATTATGTATGAGATTTGATAAACAGCAGATATCACAGATATGTAAATTACTAACAGCTCATCTCCGTGATGAAGATTTTCCTATAGATTTTGAAAAGATATTATGAAACATAGACCAAAGGGTTACAATATTTAATTCAAGCTTTGAAGACGATAATGTGTCATGAATAGTGAAAAAAGTATGATCTTCTTATGAAATATATTACAATAGAAACCAATCTCCAAATAGACAAAAATTTACTGTAGCACATGAACTATGACATATTGTTTTATGACACATGTTGAATGAGTCAAAAAAAGTAGATATGAGAATGAGGGCGAACTGATGATATACATGAAAAGAGCATTTTGAAGAATCAGAAGCGAATAATTTTGCATCATGTTTATTAATGCCTGCTAATATAGTAAAAAAGAAGATAAAAGACTGACTCAAAAGTAGTCAAGATCTTGCTTTGTTCTTCTGAGTATCAAAGCAAGCTATGGATATAAGACTTTTTAATTTATGATTTGATACATTAGATGACTAGTGTAGAACCGCAAGATGCAAGACAAGAAACATCTAACGACACAGATCGTAATACATGGTGGTTTTGATTAGTACAAGTTATACAAGCAATATCAAATGCAATTAGAAAAAACATAGTTGTTGTTATAGTTTTGCTAGTATTAATTTTCTGACGAGTGAGTGAAAGTGACTGGGCTTCAACTTTGGAAGCGTTACAATGATTGGAAATGTGTTTATGATTATGAGATTAATTTAACCACGCAAACGAAGCCACCACAACTTGAACCGTCAGACAATCCGTCTGATGATTTTTTTTGTGTACAGTATGATGTAATACAGCAACTTAGTGTCTGTACGATACTTGAGTCTTTTTCGCATATTTTCTATATACCCATTACACAGAATAGATCAACTATATATTGAGAGTCCCACATCTAGAGTGTATCATATATATATGACTGTAGTAACAGAACGAGATACAACATCAAGAGACTCAGTAAAGTATCAATCAACTGAGTATGTTTTGCAGTACGAAGATACAGAGCAAGATAGTGAAGATGTGAGTAACTTTACGCGAGATGATGGTGATAGATTATTGCTAGACACTCAAGAAACTCCAGATCCAGAACGAGAAACAAGACATTTATCATAATATATATATATATGGCAGATATTAAATTCTCTGAATTAGATGAAGCTACTACACTTGTTAATTCAGATGAGACTATTCTGAGTAATAAGAGGAGGACAACACTAGCCACGATAAAATCACGACTTACTACAGCTTTTGATAGTCTTTTTGTGAAACTTACAGAAAGCCAAGAAGTAAACTGAGTGAAAATATTTACAGGATGAGACTCTGACTATACATATTGAGTTGAATGAGTTTGAAAAACACAGGGTACAATAATACAGTGATCTATAGTTTGTGATTCTTCTGCAATTAGTGACCCACTAAGAAAAAGAAGATTTGTGCAATCTCACTTTGTAAAAAATCAAAGTAACGAGTGAGGTGTTGGTTTTGCTACTTATGTAGATGCTGATTATTCAATTACAGGAAATAGACAATATTCAATTCGAGGATACCCAAAGAGACATGCAGATTGAACTACAGCATGATTTGAAAGAATGTTCACACTAGAGTTTGACACATACGATGGAGTGGATACATATTCACAAAGAGCAAGATTCTTCATCGATGCTATGACTGTGACAAAAGGAGGTGATGTCGATATAAAATGAGAAGTAACACTATCTGCTAGGCTTATAGTAGATAATACTTTTGATACAGTTCTAGACATAAAGGAGGGAGGGAAGTCAAGACGAAGAATATGAAAGTCATGAGTTGAGTCTTGATCTAATTCTTGAAGCGACTTTGTTCTTTGGAGATATGCAGATAATGAAGATTATATATCGACATGACTAATAATAAGTAGAGAAACAGGAGAAACAACATTGAGATCACTTGTTCTAACTGATCTTCCTACTTCCGCTACTTGATTAGCAACAGGAACAGTATGGAACGATTGATGAACTCTAAAAATAGCATAATTTTATACCTTATATAATACAATGAAAATTACCGTAACAGCTAGTACACAAAAGCTTGATAATATGTTGAGTGTAGCAGATGGGGAGTCCATAAATAATAACCCAACTGGATTGCCTTTTGATATTTCCATAAGAAACGAAGATTGAGCAGAAACGATACATCTTGAATTATGAGCAGATGCAACTGTTACTTCATGATTTCCAATAAAACCATGAGAAAGTTTCTCTTTCGTTACAGACAGCTTATCTCGTGTCAACTTGATAGGTAGTGGAGAAATTACAGATTGTTTTTTGATTATACACTAAACTAAATAATGCACATCAAGCAAACATCGCAATGATTATCAAATACTAACATATCACAAGATATGTGATGAATTATCATATTATCATGAGACAGTTTGTTTGATATACTAAAACATGATGCGGAAGCAGTCCGATTTTCTGGAAGTAATGGAATCTCTGAAACACAAGTACTAGATAAAAAAAACACATGAGATACAAGAACAGTACAAGGTGGTAGATGCTACAGTTTTGATGGTGTTGATGATTATGTAGAATTTGACTACATATCACAAATAGATCAAGACACAGCTTTTACTATCTCTTTTTGGTTGAAACTAAATAACACTACTGACACACAAAGAATCATACAAAATATAGAAGGCTCAAACAGTAGATTTGGTGTAAGTTTTTCTGCAAATACATTATCTGTGTGATACTATGATTGATCTACATATAGCCAAAAAGTTAGTTGTTCTTTTTCTCAGACAACAGCTAAGTTTGTTTGTGTTACACATGATACAGATGGAACAATGACAATAAAGGTAGATGATGTAGCACAATCACTATGAACTGCTAATCCGTCATTGACTGGATGATCATGATTTAAGTTTTGAGACAGCACAGGTGTATCTTTAAACTGAAAATTACGATGAGTAAAAATATACGAATGAGTGGCAACAGAAGAAGATCAAACAAATTTATATAACAATATAGATATACAAAAAACAGTATTGATGGATTGTAATTGTGATGAATGAGTAGGTGTTTGGAGTTACTCAAAAAATTGAATTAAATGAGAAATAATAAATGCGACTCTTACTACTTTCCATACAATAGACTCAGAAGTAAAATATAGTGACCAGAATACAGAATGATATATAGATAATGCTTGATTACTATTGTATAGTTGAGCAGATATACAACATCCAGAACAAACACTTGCATATAAAGCAAACCCTTGATATTTGAGGACAACAACAGGTAATTCGTCTAGTGTTTTTACAGCAACAACAAAGTTCGTAATATCTTGTTGGATTAAAGTAGATAGCGAGTGACCAAATAGTCCGTTTGCAAACATAGCAGTTAATATGCCTTACTGATATTTATATGTAAGAGGAACGGGGCAATCAGTACAGATAAGAATAGATGAGTCTACATGAGCAAAAGTTTCGATTTTTTCCTTAGAGTCATGAAATAGAGAACGAAATCATGTTCTATGATATGCAGACACAATAACAAGAAGTACGAAACTATATATAAATAGTGATATGGTTGACGAGGACATACTGACAGCAACAGGAACACTAACACTTAGGCAAGACGATATATTTCTATGATATGCTTCATGAACAAACGCAGATCTAAGCCTTGCAGATGTACGCATATATGAAGTTACATCAACACCAACAGATGCAGAAGCTCTTGAGGTATATAATGGAACTGATCCAGTAGGACGAACAAAACATCATCATTTGACACTAGATGGAGACATAAACGATACAGGAGTAAGTGCAGAAACTCGATCAGAAGAAGTAAGTAGTGTATTTGTAGATGTATACAAAGAATACACAGGAAAAGCACCACTCAGCCTTGATATGGTATGATCCTATTGTGCTACTTTTGACGGTGCTGACGACTATGTAAACTTTGGTCAAGTTGAGAACCTATCTAGTGTTTCTGAACAAAATATTAGAATTAGGATATTTCCTAATTCAATTACTTGAAATCAAGTTATCCGATGATATAACTGACATACTGTACTAACAATGAAAGAATGAGGTATTTTGCAATTAGAGATTAGGGGTAGCTGATGAATGAGATACTCGACACAAGAGTGAAATATCGAAGCCTTAAATCATTCAAAGATAGATATAAGAGTAAATAATATAATCAATCCATTGACAGCGAGAGTAGCGACTGATGCTGATATATTTATAGACTGAGTCAAGCAAGTACTTACTTATCAAGTAATATGAGCAAATACATGAATCAATAGCAATATGTGGCTTTGAGCATATTCAAGTGGAATAAACCACTATTGATGATCTATTTACTGATTAGAAGTTTTTGATACAGCTCTAAGTGATAGCCAAATTGCTTGAAACGAATGAACGCCTGTACTGATAGCACCATTGTGTGAGTGAGCATGAACAACAGTATATGATGTTTCTTGAAATTGAAATCATTGAACTATAGTAAATTCTACTGAGTCAAGTTTCCGAGGAGAAACACAAGACACATATCACTACAATATAAGATATTGATTTAGACAAGATGCTGATGTAAAGATACCCGCTTTATTAGACTGAACACTAGCTAGTGATTGAAACACTATTACAAACCCATCTTGAAACCGACACAACGGGTGTGAAACAAAACTGAAAGCACCTCAAGCACCTAGTCTAATACAGGCAGATAGTGAAAATATATTCTTTACTGACTGAGTACCAAATGAATTAGGATATAGTGATATACTCACAAGAAATAAATACCACGCAGTATCTAATGGAGCTACAGTATCATCTGAATGACGGTTAAAACTCTTTTGAAATAAGAGTTATGTGATTTGAGACACATATCCATTCAATCAATGAACATCTTTCACTATAGCTTGTAAATTCAAATTTACAGAATTTACTACAGCCAATGTAGCTTGAGTTTTTTGATCTTCTTTTCAAGTATGAATAAGAGTATCACAATCTTGATACCTACAATATACAATAAGGTGATCATCATTTACTCAAATGAATTGGGGAACAATACTTTTGAATACTGAATACGATTACTATATCACATACGACCATACTACACAAAAATACTATTTCTATATGGACTGAGTATTAGATAACACAGGAGGAACAACAGCACCGACTACATTTTCTTGTGATGATCGGCAAATCTCTAGGTATAGTGTACGATGATGAACTAGTGCTGATGCAAAATACGAAGTACAACGAGCTAGGATATATGACAAATATATGACAGAAGCGGAAATCTTAGAAGATAGAGCATATATAAGAAGAATGGACGCAGGAGATAGTCTTGTATGACAACGAACAGGACTTGATTATCTATGAGATGCTGATGATGTTATACAAGCTGATTGTGTAGTACCATCTAGCATATCACTAGCAGACATAAGTACAAGAAACCAAAAGAAGAACATCATCATATACGATACACCAAGAACAGCAAGCACCGATCCAACACTAAATACTGTCCAATCTTTACTTAATCACACATAATACAATGAACACTACAGCAGTAATACCAGTATCTACTATCAAACCAGTCGTAGCATGATGAGTACCAGATCAAATGCTTATGGATCTAGTACAATACGCAAATAATATGTGAGCAGAAAAACAAGCAGACACAACAAGAGAGTATGTAAATTATACTTTTGGTCAGGAGTCCGATGTAAGCTTGGATATGTGAAAGTATCTACTCTCAAAATGATGAGATATTCTCAATAAACCATTGCGAGCATGTGTAAAAGATGTAGATGATGAAGTACCGTTTGATACAGAAGAAAAGACAACACGAGCAGAACGAGCAACACATGAGCCAGTACAATGAACAGACAAGAAACGATACATATCATGTAGTAATTGAGTTATAGAAAGACCATTAAGCGAGCTTAAAAAAGCCATTAAATACCTTGTAGATAAGACAACTTTTATTTCTAAAATGCCGAGTGAAGATGTCTAAGTTTACGCAGAATATACATATAGCTCCACTACCAAAGAACAACAGGCGGATCACCACGACACCGCTTGTATGGTATATAAGCGATTCTCTAACTTGACCTAAAATAGAGATTCCCGCATGATTCGATTTCGATGGTGCGAGTGTCCCTATGGTGTTTGGTATGTTGATACAGAGGGTAGAGCCACGCTCGATCAATGCAGCTTGCTTGCATGATTGGTTATATACCCAATGAAGACAAACAACAAGAGCAGTAGCGGACTATACATTTCTAGAAGCACTCAAAGCGTGTGGAGTATGATTTTTGAAGAGATGGTGTATGTACTTATGAGTAAGAGCATGATGACGGATATATCGACACAAACTGATTTAGTAAAAAATAACTACATATGGAAGAAGTACTTAGATCTCTACTAGCCTTTCTATGAGTAGGTGCGATTATAGCACTTACTTGGATAGAAAGGACAACACCATGAGAAGACCCAATAGATAGGGTAGTTTATCGAATTATCTGATGATATATACTTCTTGTATTCATATGACCGTCTGGAGCAAAGAAAACTCTTACTCAAGTCGTGGAGAAGTTTGACCTATGAAATTTTAGTATATGATTCAAAAATAATGACAAAAGCTAACCAAAAAGTACTATCTGTATTTATGTTCTTCTATTGGGCTATAATTGTATTATGAGCAGTCTGAATTTCTGTATACCTGTACACTACACGAGATTGAATAATGAATGAAAGACAAGAAACAGCAAGAATACAAGAAATAAAAGAAAGACCTAGAGAAGCATATTTTGAATATAATTCAGTATCTAGTGAGAAATCTATATATAGTCTTTGAGAAACATTACGAATGGTAAGTGATAGATCTATGCGTAAAGACATTTCTATATGATGAGAAGATAAATTATATTGTGAAATAGGTGATGATTGATTTAGATTGATAAGTACAAAACTACGAAACTCAAAATCTCCTACACTTTGAGAGGATATAGAGGGTAGACGACCATATGAGTGACAGTTGCCACAAAACCCTATATGAACATATATATGATGAAAGTGTTATATTAGATCTGTAGTCTCTATCTTTGATGAGTGAATACAGAAGAAGCAAATATTGAGATCAAACGAGTTTACAATATGAGAATAGTTTTTATATCTTATTTATACTAATATGCTAGATCCAAAAGAGTACATGCCGATGGTAGATGGTGCAATAGATACACCGTCTATACACGACTACAATTACAATGATGTCATGCAACTATGAGAAGAGAGACAACTTGCAAACGAGGTCTTGCACAACAAAACTCCTATCTACAATCAGAACGACAACAACACACCAAATACTTATTATGCTTGTACTATATACTGAGGTATAAAGTGAACGAATGAAAACAACGCATACGAATGATCAAACATAATTACTGACCCTGTTCCTGAACGAGCTATAGCATTACAAAAATACAACGCAGTCATAGACAAATGAAATAGTCTACAAAACGCTTTGAATCAATTAAGAGATAGAAAACTTATAAGCTGATTTGCGAGGACAGCAAACAAGTATCAGATGCAATACGCATTGAATGTATGACAGATGATCTACACAGGTACTAACCAATGTGACTGGAAGAAAACGCAAGAAACGTGAATTTTCCACTCTGGACAAAGTTACGGTCATGTTTTTTGTGGGATATGATACAATGATCTTTGAGTCATTTTTGCAAACAGTTATTGAAGCCACTACACATATAATTGAATTGTGTGATGTTTCTTGATGAAGCGAGAAGATATAAAATATCTATTTTCCGCATACGCACTTATCGACTTTGCAAATATCGACAAGATAAAAGCAGAGAAAATAAGAAAAGATAGAGAGAGTTTGGAGAGAATGAGAAACTTATGAATATATAATGGATTAAATGGAGATCAACCAGTAACTAGAGATCAAAATGCACTAATGATAGATCGTGCAATGGAGGTTATGCGTTCTGAGTCGAGTAAGTAATCATTTATTACTTCCTATGACTCTAATAAAGATGTACGCAACTAAGATAAGCCATCTATAGCTGATTTTAATAGAAAAAACCTATATACAATGATGTATATAGGTTTTTTCAAGGTTTATTTATATAAATAAATCTAATCTAAAAATCATGCGTCTTCGTATATATTGCCGATTACTTCAATATCATCAACATTTAATTCTATTTGATTATTAAAAATTGGACTATCAACAGTAAACATTCTTGATTGAGTCTCTTTTTCTTTTTCAGACAATCATATATATATATGATCTTCAACATCATCTATCATGAATGATATTTTGCATATATCTCACTCATAAATCTCTTCTCCGTTATTGTCTTGTAGTCATGTTCGTTGCATGAGATAGTTGTGTCACAATGCTCTCACGTCACCGTCATCAAGGTGTGCTTTATTTTCTTTGAGATCTAATATTTCTACTTGGTTCATACCTCATGTAGATCGTAAGCGGTATTTTGGTGTCATAATTATATATAATGTATAAAAGAGGTTGGGGTGGGACTCGAACCCACGCACCTCTTAGTAGATTGATCAGATCTAGGCTCTACCGACTGAGCTACCCAACCACAAGCACCGTCCTCCTATGGTAGCGACAAGGACGATGTTTGCATATAGTATGCTTGCCCCTAAAATCAAGAAAAGGGGCAAGCTATGTGTTTATTCTCAACAAACATCACTCATCACTTCTTCATTTGATACTCAACAACTACTGTAGTCATCCAATATACTATATTCACATATTACATTTTCTCATCATAGAAACTCTACAACTTTTGTAGATGTCATTTCTATAGATTTGTCCATTCTATTTATAATATATAGACTTCAACAAAACATCATAAAGTATACAGCACACATTCACATCCAAAAATACTTGTTCATAACAATAAATAATAAACTAAAATCACAATAGCTATTCTATACACTCGTCATTAATCTTACATAGTCTCCAAGCTTCCTTTGCTTCTACTACTAATTTGTTAAGTTTGTTTTGTTTCGCTTGTGCTTCATCATATCGTTCGCGTTTTACTTCTACTGGTACTGTTGCTACTTGTGTGAGTGTCGTTTTTCCTATTAGTCTGTTGTATCTTTCAGATTTCACATTTTTCATATCCTGTAATTGACTTAATATATATGTTGTTGCAGGTCAACTACCATTTATGTATCTAGTAAGTGATGTACTAGAGAAGTTACAGTCATATTTTTGCACTAGTAAGTGTGCTAGTTCATAGTATCAATCATACATAGTTGCGTATACTGGTCGATCATTGTCGTTGTCATGTGCTTCGTAGTGTGTTGGTGTTTTCACTCATTGCGGTGCTTTTATTGCTCAAGGGTTGTTTTTGATATGAGTGATAAAGTTTGGGTTGTCTGCTCATTCTCGTACTGATCTAGAGTAGAGCATCTGTCATAGAGATACTTGTTTTCCGTCTATCTGACAAGATGATTGTCAATATTTCTTGGTGTAGTCTATATCAACAAGTTGTATTGCCTGTATGATCTTGTTTGTTGCGTTGTATCAATCGTTTGTTGCTTCTGCATTATTTACAGTAAGTAGAAATCATAGAGTAGATAAGAATGCAATGGTGATTATTAGTGTTAGTTTGTAGTGTTTCATTTTGTTTAAAAAAAGGGTAAAAATAATTATTTATTTAAATGTCACATTTCAATAATCGTCAACGATAGGTTCAAAATATTTTTGAGGGTTTAGTATTCTATCACTTGGGTTATCTATAATATCACAAGCTTCTTTTTTTATTGCTTTTGTTTCTTTCAAGCTGTCCTCTAGTTGTCTTATTTCTCGATCTAGTTTTGCTTTTTCTTGAAGTACTAATAATGTCTTTTCCATACAGTTCTCAGACTCTTCTACTTGATAATTGGACTTTAGGATTTTTAATTTTGCTGTTTCTGTATCTAGTTTTTCCTGTACGGTTTTTAATTCTGCTGATCTTGACAGGTTAGCAAGAACTAGAAACAAACAAGCTATCATTACTGCTACCAACACTACTGGTCAAAGGTATTCTTTTAATTTGTTCATTTTTGTAATTTTGTATATAATATAAAAAGAAATAATTAACATGATCACCACTTCCTAGCAACCTCATTACAATCAACGCTTGCTCATGCAGGTGCTAACTCATTTTGTCTATATACAGGAGCATATATAGGCTCAGTAGGAAGAGTAGGTCTATATAATTTACAATCTAGATCACATCATATACTTCAATCACATTCTTCAGTAGGGGTATTTATTTTGTTGTCTCAGCAATACGGTGTTGTATAATCTTTACAAACTACTTGATCCGGAAGTCTTACTTGTTGTGTATGTGTTGGATATTCTCAACATCAAACTTGTGCAGTAAAGAATTTCCTTAGATTGTCCGCTTCTTGCCGTGTCAATTTGTTCAGAATATGGCTTACATCTAACTTAGCGGTTATAGTCTCTATTTTTGTTATGCTTTCGCATGTAGTTATTGTTTGTATAGGTTGTCACCTGTATGTTCGACTTGTCGATCTACTAGATACATCTTGTGCTAATGTAGATTGTACTACTGCAAACAATGCAATTACTCCAATAACAACAGCAAGTAAATACTTGATAGTGAAGTATAGAACTTCTTTAGTCTTTGTGTTTTTATTCATGGGGTTTAATGTAAAGGTAAAGGCGGTAAATTTCATATTTCTGAGGTCAAGTTGTAGAATGTAATTCTACTTCATCATCTCTTATACTCTCACTCTTCAAGTCTATATGGTGCTTCTAACTCTTTGCGGATTTCTGAAACTCTAGCGGTGTGACATAGTACCATTCTAAAAGGTTGATCTTCAAAAGGTCTCATAATCTTTTTTACACTTACTCGTTTTCATTCGTTTTCTCGCAAGAGTTTACTAATAGCTGCTTTTTGTGAGAGCATTTTATAAGAATAGGAAGTAAATTAGCTTCATAACATGCAATCTTTAATAAGTTTATCAAACATCATCTTATCGTTGTGTGATAATGCCCTGTATCTTAGAGCCTGTTCGTGTTGATCTGTAACAAATCTTACTAATCAACTTCACAGGTTCACATTTCTTACATCTCAATTTGGAGTGATAGAGAATATACCACACTTTCAATATGTTCTGAATACTGAGTATTCTGTATCCCACAAAGTCAGTTCTCTATGTTCTACAATATCGTTTGGTACTATCCTGTTTAGAATCCTATGAGTACAATGTGAAGTAAAGTTGAATCATGTTTTGTATTCTTTGTGTGACATATTGTGTTTAATTAAATATTAGAAAGGTTGATCATTCTCTATATCGTCACTTAATGTTGTTTGTGTTACTTTTGGTTTTCTTTCTTCGATAGGGTATACACTAAATCGTCAACTTCGATTTGGTCACACAGGTAAACAATCCATTTTTATAGATGTGTACACTCAGTCGTTTCACTCTTTGATGAATACTTTTCAACATGTTTGATACTGTTTCTTTTCTACTCAATTTTTGTCTTTGTAGTGACCTACTGTTGCTACAAGGTTGTAAGTTCATAATTGCATAGGTATATATAAGGGATTAAAGCAAATTAAACATAATCTAACTCTATTATTGTTGGGCTTTTTTGTAGATACTCTGGGTGGTACTTGATATAATGTTTTGCTTTATTATCCATAACTCGTTGATCTCTTGATCTATGTTCATACTCTCCAGACTCCTCGCATTTTATTATCCTTTCAAGTAACGGTTTGATTTTTTCTCTCAAAGAATTCTCAAGTATTCAAGGCAATAATGTTATTGTATCAGTTACATATGGACTAGATTTTTCTATTACATCCAAATATACAGTAGATTCTAAGCCATATAGAACATAGATAATCGTGTAATAAAACGACATACTCAATATATAATCTTTGGATTCATCTCAATATATAAGCTCCTTGTGCAATCTCCCCAGATCTCATGAGGTTTTGAAGTCCCTAATTATGCTTGTAAGTCAAAGTTCAGTAATTACTTTTTTTTGTTCCTCTTTATGCTTCCTAAGCAACAGGCTATCAATTTCATCTATCTTATATCTCTTGCCGTTCTTATCCTCTATTCAAATTCTATCTAGTTGAGCGGTAAGTTTGAGATTCTTATACATGCACTCAAAACGATATTCTTTTATATATTCACCTCCAAGATCTCGCATTGGCTGTTTCAAAGCTTCCTCATACATACCAAGACAGTCTCTTCATTCAGCAGGTGTTAACTCTATCTTAGTATCAGTAGTATTTTTATAGTATACATTACGCAATTCTGGAAGTTCAAGCCAATTAACCATTTCTAGCTCATTAAGATTTTCTAGTAGATCTACATACTTCTGTTTCGATTTCTCAGTTTTTAGGCTATCAGCCTTTTCCTGTATTCTTTGTTTTACTACATCTGTATAAACCACTATTCACTTCAGTATCTCTGAAAACTTATCTATTTCTGAGTCAGAATATTTTCTAGTGAGTAGACTCTTTAGTTCTTCTATAATCTTTGATTTTACCAGTCATTCATCTATATAGTAACTCTCAAGAAAAGACTCAGTTCAATACTCCATGATATGATGAAATGCTGTTCAAGTGACAAAGTATCTTTTCTCTTGTTTCTCCTCTATCTCAACCATATCAACATACATAAGTTTGTAGAGTAGGGGATCGTGGTTAAATACTTTTAGTTTTGATCATGTGATACATCATTTTGTTTTTTCTGCATAATTCATTATTCGTTTGGGGTTACAGAAGTAAATCATTCGGTGGCTTCATCGAGGTCTGTTTCTATGATCTCATTCCTAGCTTTTTGTATTGCTTGATTTTCTGATCGCATAGCATCTGATCAAATACCTAGTGTATCTGCAAAGCTTTTAGTTGCTTGCGATTTCGCTGCTTCGTATACATTAAACTTGCTAGTTGCAGGGTTTTCGTACATTGTCCAAGCACCAAAACATGATCTCTCGATTCTGTTTCAATCGAGAACAATATAACAGTCACATTGTACCCAAGCTTGATATTTCACACTTTTTGAAGTAGGGGAGGACTCAAATCATTTGTCAGTTATCTTAATCCCTCGTTGGAAGTTTGACACAAAATTCAATGCACGTTCAACATAATCTATAGATACATATGGTATTTTTTGTTTTCATATCATCCTAGATTTTATCATCTTTGGAGGTGTGATTTGTAGCATTGAAAGTTTTACGGTTCATGCTGTTTTAGTTCGATCATCTGTTGTTGGTAAAACTACCGCTGATGTATATTTTTCTCAAACTTCTTTCAGTTTTGAGTATTCCATAATAAATTGGTTAATAAATAATTAGTTGTATGATCTTCTTCCAAGTGTTTTCTTTGCTTTATCAAATGTTTTTGGTGTTTGTTTTTTCGATATTTCTAATAGATCAGTCCAAAGAACATCATTATTCTCCGCTATTTCTTTGGCACAAACTAATACAAAATCATCATCTCTAGCATCCATTCTGAGTATCACTTGATCATTGTATTCAAAGCCGTCTACAGCTTTTGATTTCCAGTATTCTAACATAAATCCAGCTTCTAAGTCTTTTGTCTCTCTCTGCTCCTCTAAGTCCTCCTTTCTAAACTCTTCTCGTGCTTCATGTATGTCAGATCTAGGTATTCTGTACAGTTCACAAACAAGTCTTCCTAGTGCATATTTTTGTTGAGCTGAAGGCTCTTTATCTTTGTAAACATATCATCTAGCTATAACTTTCATTACTTTTTCAACCGTCTCTTGTTGCTTCTTTTCATTTATTTTATTTGCGAAAGGGGATAGAGCCATTTTTGTTTAAGAGAATGGATTAAAAGCCTTTTTTACATCTTTAATACCTTTTTCCTGTTCAAGCCATTGTTCATAACTTTGATTCTTTTTTGGTCAACTAGACCTGTTAATTTTTATTTTTCATTCGTCCATAGAGCGTTTTAGTCGTTTATTTATCGCCATGTATGGACTCTTGTAATTCTTTCAATTCATCTTGTTCATTATGTACTCGTTGTAGTCATCAATCATGTTCGTTACGTTTCTGTTTCAGTATTTACCGTTCAATGTATCAAGCTGCTCTTGAGTAGAAAAAAAGAAATCTCAAATTTTTTTAGTGGGGGGGTCTTGTATCCCTATCTTCTTTTCATTCTTATTCTTCTTTTCATTCTTATCATTCTTGTTTGTGTACCTTCTGCTGTCCTTCTGCTGTACCTTCTGCTGTCCTTCTGCTGTACCTTCTGCTGTACCTTTTCATTGGTATGTCTCGTAATTTAGTATGGTCATAACTGTTGTGTAGGAGTTTTTCTGTTGTACTATTTGAGAGTCTTTTTCTAAATTCTCTAAGAACTTTCTCACCTTGTTTCTCGACCGCTTCCATCTCTTTCACATAGTGAGTTGTGACCATCATATTTGACCTCTTTTGACTATAATTTCATTACCTCTTATGAAGATATATCAAGTATCATGGTTGGCGAATAATATTAGATCTTGTCGAGCCTGTCGTTTAGTAAAAGGTTCAGAAAAGTATCGTTTATTGTTTTCAGAAACCCTATGTAACTTAATATATCACTGATTCATAACGGTATATAAAATATAAAGCTTCACCTCCTGTACCTAGCCTAGTGATCAAACTAGGTGAATACAGAATACAGGAAGTGCCAGTATTAAATTCAAAGAGCCATTTCCATTTCTTCAAAGTTTTCTATCTCATGTAATGGTTTTTCTTTTTGATTTGCATTGTATACCTCAACCATTCGTGACGGATAGATCTTAGACTTTTTTGAACTAATAATACTTTCTAATAATTTTCTAGCTGATGGACTTGTTGTGTTTTCTAGACTTCTTTCAAGTTTTGCTATTTCTAATCATCTAGAGATAAGAAAAATGTTTGATGTTTTTTTGTCTAAAGCTTTTAATGTTGGATTCTCTCAAGTTGTATTTAAAACAACCTCGTACCGTTTGCCTTTAACTTGACGAACATTAATAGGACTTTCTTGATCATTCTTGTAAAGTAATCAATTGTTTCAGTAAGTTCTTGTAATCATGGTGATAAATAATAGGTGAGTAAAAATAATATGTTCAACACAATGGGTTTTAATGGTTTTCTCTAACGACCAAGTCAAGCAACATAATACGAAGCTAACAAAAAAACCGCCACATTGTGACGGTTCAAGTTGTTTTTTAGTTCTTAATCTATATATCTATTTATTAGTAACAATAAGCCATTCGAGGTACCGGGTCAATCAAGACCTACAAACCAAGAAATTTAGCTAAAAGTGTTACTGTTAAATAAGAAGAGAA